GCCTTAGAAGTGATGACAAGTTTGTGAAAAGTTACATCGCTGCTCTCAATGATGTTCGAGAATTGTTTGCTGGTCAAAAGTTCGAAACTTTGAAGTTGCGTGACATGATGAAGCAGTTGCCGATGAACACTAGTGCCGGACACCCTTACCGAGTCAAGAAATCTGCCGCCTCATTGCAATGCACCATGAAGACCATTAAGAATTACTACCTTTTGGTTAATGGCAAGAAGATATTTCAAGAGCCTTGCATGCTTGCTTTACGCGGTCATCTTTCTGAGCGGGATAATATTAAGACCAGGCCTGTATGGATCAATTCGTTTGACAACATAACGCTTGAAAACATGATGTTTCGTAACATGTATTCCTTTGTGTTTGAGAACCCAACCATGCAGAATCTGATCATGACTGGCCCTAATACTATTCAACGCTTGCGGGACTATCTGTCTATCGACAACTCTTCGGCTTACGTTAACCTGGACTATTCAGCCTATGACACTTGGTCTTGTCGCTTTCTTGGTCGTGATTTGTTATCCGTTTTATCCGAATTCATTGATTTTCGAGATGGCGAAGAACACGTTTACAATTACGTATGCAAGCAGTTTATCGATTCCAAGATCGTTTTACCTGATGGCACTTGTTTTCGCAAGCAATCTGGCACGTGCACCGGCTCACTTTTGACAGCCCTTTTCAACTCATTGATGAACTTTGTTGCTTTACGCACTTGTTTCCGTATTATGGAAGTGGATCACGCGGTTACCAACCTCCGAGTTTTAGGTGATGACGCAGGATTTTTCATCGGTCTGAGAGATGTAGACCCGTTTCTTGTTCGTTTGCAAGATAACCTCCAGTTACTTTTTGGACTTACTTTGAATGCAAAGAAGTGCCTAGTGGCTTACCACTCTGAACCAATTGAATCGAGAAGTTTCATTGGCTACCGCCTTGTTGGAGACCAGTTATGGCGACCTGAACGTTCCTTCTTTGAATACGTTTTGTATGTCGAAGCTCCTGTACTTGATATCAGAACTTCCTTCTCAAGGGTAATTTCTTACTTGTTACTTGGTGGCATATCTCACTCTCGTTTCTGTGATTTTGTTGGTCAATTTATTGGACATTATCACGAGTTTCTTGTTGATGGTGACTTGTTAGACGAAAATGTTTTTCGGTTTGGCAATCTTCGTGTCATTAAGCACGTTTTTCAGATGCAAGTTGATGATCTTGTGGGTGGTGGTATCTCGTTACAATCCTTCCTCGAATGGGATTTTGTGACACTACCTTACAGATTTACTTTAG